GGTAAGACTACTAAGTACAATGGTAAGAAAAGAAAACATAAAACTGTTAAAGCCGCCAAGGCATATAGTGCCAAAATGAAGAAAAAGAAGAGGTAGCAATGGCTAACGAACTAAGAATTGAAGCTCAACTGGAATACAGCAAGAGTGGTGTCAAAGAGAGTAAGCATGACTCCACCTATATTGATGTGTCTGGCGAGTCTTATAACAAAAGTATACAGGTAATAGGTACGAGTAATGAGCAAATAAGCGTAGCCTCTGATATTGGGACGTATGGATATATGTTCTTTAAGAATTTAGATTCAAGTAATTATATCGAGATTGCGGACGAAGATGACACTAATTACTTCTGCAAACTAAAAGCGGGAGAGTTTGCCATGTTCCGTGCCGCAGATGCTGATTACTGGGCTAGGGCAAATACAGCAAGTTGCAACTTGGAAGTAACGGTGATTGAAGACTAATGGCAACATTCCAAGTACAGGTAGAGGATATGGTTGGTACAGTAGGCGGTGATTCTTCTGATACCACAGCACTTACATCATTTTTGACGGATGGGGCTAAGGATGTAATTAACCACATGCCGCTGTCTCTTTTGAGGCTTTGCTCCAGTGAGGTATCATTTACACCACAGGCTGTGGGTAGTGAGAGTTCAGCCTCTACGTTAAATACAGCCAAGATTTATAACATTAGGCGCAGTGACGGAACGATTGACCAGCCCTGTCGTTTGATACGTACTTCACTTAAAGGTCGTGCTTCCGATTCTGATGATATGGATTACGCTACGGCAACTGATCCCGTGTATTACATTGAAAGTAATTTTCTTAATATTTTACCATCATCGTCATCTGCTGTGGGTAAATACTCAGAGGTTCAGTACCCGGCGGTGGCGTATGGCGATAGTGCCATTACTCTTTTTCCCGATGAGTTGGAATCACTTGTAGTCCTTTATGCGGCAATGAAGGGAATAGAAAGAATTGTTACGGATACCACTGGCACTGATGAAGACATTGAGCTTGGACAGGCACGCAAAGATCAATATGCATGGCTTCTTAACCAGTATAACGCTGGTATACAGAATATGATGGGGGTACCGGCTGGTGGTGGTGCTGGGGGTGCAAGATGACATTTAAACAAATGCTGTCACGGATTAGGAAGGTACATCCAGATGCTGGAGAAACGTATGTGAAGTCACTTATCAATGACGCACTCCTTGACCTTCGTAAGTATAAGGTTGTAAGAAAGCATTCCAAAATAGATATAGTAGAAGACCAGCGCTGGTATAATGTGGGAGACAGGAACTCTGATCTCCGTGTAGATAAAATTTATTCCGTTGCCTACAAGGACTCTGATGGTGACTACCGGAAGATTCCAAGGCTAACGGATCATTATAGTATTGTAAATATAGATGAGAAATAATGGCTTATAATTATCCAGAAGAGTATCTTGCTTGGTATAACGTGGGTGACAGGATTGCCCTCGTAACCAGTAAGAACACATCGAGTAAGAATACATTTGAATCAATAGACGAGACCACGAGCAATGGATTGCTCATTGAATACAGTGCCCAGCCACGGGAGGTTGAGAACCTTTCAGATGTGCCGGAGGTAGATGACACGTTACATTCAGCACTGGTGAACTACGTTAATTGGAAACTTTTTGAGGACAGACTGGACGAAGTTAGTGCCGCTTCCGCTGTGAAGTATCGAGCACTCTGGGAAACCAAGGTGCGTCAGGAAGCTGGCAGGGACAAGGTAGGTGGCCAGAGGGCCATCGTCCCGTTTGCGTTTAGATAGATATGCCCATGTCAGAACATCTCGGGCGGAAAGGCATACATAATACAAGGAGATTAAATTATGGCAACAGATTCCCCAGCGGATAGTCACAGATATACTGTTGTAGAACAGGGCAACATCACACTAGGTCAGGCGGGTGTTGCATTTTTAGCTGACACAAGCACGTACACACCACCGACTGGTCTGGTGGTAGTGGCAATACAGTTTACAGAAGACTCTTTATTTGATTCCAGTGATGCGACAACGGCTGAGTCAGATTGGCCAACGGATGCACAGGGTGGCCCCGGCACTAACAGTGACGCTATTAACCAGACTACTATGCCACAGGGTATGACGATCTATGGTAGGTGGAAGACAGTAGCTTTGGATTCTGGTTCTGCATTCCTGTACTTAGGGCCTTAAGATATGCCACGGTTAGGCATACAGCTTGGTATCAGTAATCTTGTACACCAGACTGCACGTCTTGCAAGAGACCTTTGGAACAGTGTGAAAGATACATGGCAGAATGAACACCGTGAATGGCAAAAGATTGTTTAAAGATTTTATCGCAACCATGTCAAATAGTTTCGGGCGGTAAGTTGCGAGATTTAACAAGGAAACTTTAGGAGATTAAATTATGGCGACAGGAACATTAACAGGTTCAACAATTGCTTCGACCTATAAAAGCATTTTAAAAGTAAAAGGCGGAGCTAATACTATATTAGATGGAGACATCCAGCTTATTGAAGATGGAGATGGAGTTGATAGTGTATTAGGTCTTGCTACTGATAGTGCATTAATAAACGGAGATGGAAGTAGGCTTTATTTTTATGATGCTGATGGCGATGAGCATATATCAGCAGACACATCGGGTGTATTAAGCATAGCCGCAGGAGCTGAAATTGATTTAACAGCAACCGCAGTAGATTTGAATGGTACACTTGATGTATCTGGAAATACACAACTTAGCGGTACTGTAACTGTAAGTGCTGATGGGACTGGAAAAGATGTAATATTTTATAGTGGTACTGCTGGAGATAATTTTACATGGGATGCTTCTGAAGAGTGCCTAATAATAACAGGGACTGATGCGGCTCAATCTCTAAAGGTAGCTGATGGCGATTTAGTTGTTGTAGATAAAATATATTTATATGATAATGATGGTGGTGAATATATACATGGCTCATCAGACGGACACTTAGAAGTAAACTCTGGCACTACTCTTGATATTACCGCACCCACAGTTGATATAAATGCTTCTACAGCGGTTACTGTTGATGGGCCAGCGGTTACTATTGCAGATGATACTGGCTCCAAACCTCTCATTATTGTAAAAAATACTGCTAATGACACAACTGGAAGTGAGTTGCGTTTCGTTATGGATAAGGGTTCAGCAGGTGCAGACGGAGATGATTTGGGTACTATTTCTTTTTATGGCGATGACGCTGGACAGAACCAAACAGCTTTTGCAAAAATTGTTGCTGAAGTATCAGAAGCTGATGAAACTGACGAAGCAGGTAAGCTATCGTTTTATGTTGCTGAAAGTGACGGTACAAATACTGCCTTAACAGCAGGGTTAGTTCTTGAAGGTGAGCACGCAACAGATGGTGAAATTGATGTAACCATTGGTGCAGGTGCAAGTTCAACAACTACAGTAGCGGGCGACCTGTCTGTTGCGGGCGATGTTATCATGGCGGACGGTAAAGGTATTGATTTCGCTGCTGATGCCTCACCATCGGCTGGAATGACTGCTGAAATCCTCGATGATTATGAGGAAGGGACTTGGGATGCTGTGGTTACTGATGGTACAAATCCTATGACGATGAACGGCTCTTGCGATACTGGGTATTACACCAAAGTTGGTAATTTGGTTACTGTCTCTGGGCTGTTTATAACCACTTCTCTCGGAGACCCAGCTGCCAGTGGAGCTATTAGAATAACAGGTCTACCGTTTACCGTTGCTAATAATAATGCGGCTTATTCTGGTGGAGGTGCTACGTATGGTGAAGGTTTAGATTTAGCAGCGGCTGGACATACAATTGGCTATTATGGGGCGACTAATAATACCTTTATAGTTATAAACGTCTGGGATGCTACGGCAGGAATATCAGGGATGCTGGCATCTGAATGGACTGCTGATGGGGGAATTATGATAGGTTTCACTTACAGAGCGGCATAATTCAATACTATATGGATATATAGTTGGAAACGAATAACAAACAATAGGAGTCAAAAATGGCTTTAACAAAAGAAGTAAAATACGACAAGATTGAAGTTGTCGGTGATATGAAACACGTACAATGCCGTCAGGCAACAATCGTGAGTGAAGATGGAGTAGAACTTTCAAGAAGTTTTAACCGTCACGTATTACATCCAGATTCAGATATTTCAGGCGAACCGCAAGAGGTTCAAGATGTTTGTGCGGCTGTCTGGAGCGATGAAGTAAAACAGGCTTGGTCTGATTTTCAAGATGAACAAGCGGCTGAAATGGGTGGATGATAATCAACTGGTTATTAGCTGTGGTCTTGGTAGCTGGTATAGCAGTCATAGCTGTGACCTTTGCTGAATGGCTTAGAGATGGCTAAGGCAATTAACAGGAGACAATATGGTATTGACACTAGAACAGGTAGATAAACGACTCGCAGAGATTCCGCAACAGATAGCGAAAATCACTGCCGAGCAACATCAATTGATGGGATATAAACAGGCACTGGAAGATACTGAAGCTGAAGCGGCACCCAAGAACGGTGTTACTGATGCAAACTTTA